AAAAGATGCCAACAAAGATCACGTTCTTTGATCGGATGTGTTGGATGTGAGTGAGCCACGACATCATTTCGCGCCCGTGCATTCCATAGACTGCGCGAGTATCGACCTTACCAGACCGCTCAGAACGCGCTTCTGGTTGCTGTAAGCACCACTGGAAGCACAAACGCCCTGCCACGGTGATAGAGTCCACAAACAACGTATCGTACTTCTGCCACACCTCTGAGGTATCGCCATACATCTGAGCCACATAATCATAATGCGACTGACTATATGGTTGATCGTCAGAGAGTGATGGGTTTGCACCGCCTAAGAAGCACGCGAGGTCACGGCATTCCATCCATGTTCGAGGACGAACAACGTCAATAGGATGTCCTTCGATAGCGGCATCGCCTGCCTCCAAGTCCATAAACAACGTTGTTGACGGGTTGAGGGTTCGAGCAAGTGTGGTTTTACCCACACCGCTCTGACCACACACCACAATCTTATGACCTTTTTTCTCAGCCATACGCTGATCTGCTGTAATGATTTGTAGAGTCATTGCTCTAACTCCTCTACTTTGACTGTTCCCACTTGAACAGTGCGACACTCTTCAAGCTCTTCCTTAATTGCAGGAGGAGCCGCTGTGAATTTACGCTCTTCTACGGCGAACGTCAGCTTGCCGTAATGTTTGGCGTTCTCTGGCGACATGTTGTTTAACGTGTCACGCAGTTTGTCCTGATCCCATGTGACCTTCTTGCCCACAGTGACCTTTAGCCTTTGGTTGCCTTCTGCGATTTGCGCAGTGCCAAAGTCCTTGCCATGCGAACGCAAAATGTCTCGCGCTACTGGCAAAAATGTATCTGATAGTTGTTCTTCAACGTCTTTGAGTTCAAGGCGCATCTCACTGATAACGTGCTTGAGTTCGTCTCGACGCTCGAATAGCTCACGACTGTTCATGTCCATTCCTTTCCGCTTTGAGTTACTAGAGTCCCAACTATAACCATATGGTGTGGGTTGGTGTCAAGAACTTTTTTTAGAAAGAAATATCTCAATGCCAAGACAAGCCTTCATGAGCTTCTTTTTCAGCTTAAACTCAGGCGTTTCAACGCCCTTGGCGTCTTCGACAATTTCATGCCACACGCCGTCTTTGTCTTCGCGCTTGTAGCGGAAGTCAGCAATGTATGCACATATCTTTTGGTCATTAACGATTAGGTTGTAACGAACTTGTAACTCAAGGTCTTTGACCGTTCCTGCTCGTTCGAGTGACTTTATATATAGATACCGCTCCGATTCCCATTTCGAATCAAACTTAATGCCTTGCACAGTTACCTTTTTGTTTCCGTATTTGGGTCTTGACCCACGCCGCTTGGGATTATATACAGGTGAAAAGGTCATTTATGGGAAGGAGACTCCAATGCCAAACCCCGGAAAATATAAATCCGTAGGTGTTTCTATAGACGCTTACGACAAACTGGTTGCCATCGCGGATCATGAGGATCGTGCAATAGGACGACAGCTTGCACGCATGATCGAAGAAACATACGAAAACATCAATCGTAATGTCAAGTCTTCCTACACGCTGCCTGCTAGTTCAGGAATTGGTGGTCTGGCTTCTGTTATCGAAGACTAGAGTAAGCCAGCGTTACCCAAGCCACCTAGTAGTGTCGAGGCCACTGCTGGGTTTTCTCGCGCTCTTTCTCTAAGTGTTTGATTCGCGGCTGCTACAGAGGGCATTTCAGAAACTGGTTCAACACTTGGAACCGGAACACTTGTTCGGTTTACACGAGGTGCTGCCGGGGACCTTCGATCAGATTGAAGTTGATTTTTAAAATCATTTGCTATTTCAGAAGCTCCTGATTTCATTGAGCTATAAGTATCTACAATCTCTCTAGTGCCTTGTTGTTTGGCAAAAGACGCAGAAGTATCATTCAAAACTTTTAAAAATACTTGCATTTTGCCAGCTTTAGTTTTTTCTTTTGCTGCTTCTTTTCCGTACCTAGCCGCAAAAGATGTATAGAATGGCCCAGTTGATAGAAATCTTCCGACCATACTAAGCCGAGCAAGTGTTCCTATATTTTCTAATGGATTGGCTGCAATGTTCGCGGCAACAAGATCACCGCCTTCAGCCGATGACCCTAAAACTTTCATGTTTCTTCCGAATAGTGCTATAGAATCAGCTTCGGCTTCAGGAAATAAAGCTCTTAATTTGCCAGACTTTTCAGCTTTTATTAAGCGGTCAGATAAAAGTCTAAATGCTTTTTTGTCTGTCATAAATGTATGCTCGAAATCTCCAATTAGATTTTGCATGTAGTATGACTGTAGTTCGGCTAGTTCATCTGGCTTGTTTTGAAAAAACTTTGACAATTTAGTAATGTCATTACCTTTTACAGATGGACTTGCTAATAAATCTGCCGCTTCTTCTGGCATTAATGACCCAGCGCGAAGTTTCCTAGCAATAGCTGCTTTGTCAAACTGGGCCTTTTCCTGCATCGCGTCTTTAATATTACGAAGCAAATCAACGCCAGTTTCATTTCCACCCGCATTTAAATAATCATCTATAACGCTTTGATCTACGCGAGTTAAGGACAAAGAGTCCATTTGATCTGCAAGCTTTCGAACTTCAGATACTTTAGAGCCGAACAATTCTTCGGCTGTTCCACCTAAATCTTCTAGTTTTTGCTTGAACTTGCTACCACTAAACTTTTTAGAGCTATCCAAAGTTGACCCTGATTCACGCATCGTTTTGCGCAACCACTCAGCCGCAGAACGCTCTCGTAAAGTATCAAAAGCGTCTCGTCCTAAATTTTTTTCTAAAACCTCTTTTGCGTCTTTAAGAAGTTTTGGATTATCGTTTTGTATAAAACGACCATAAGCACCTTTAGGGTTTAATTCTTTTTCGCCTTTGACGACACTTTGTAAACTTTTTATACTTGCAGCATCCGAAACTTTTTCAAAACTGTTCATGCCCTCCTTAAAAAAGCTACGAAGTTTTGGTATTTCCTTAGCTACATTTCTAAAAAGTTTCTTATCCGCTGCTGTTAAGTCGGAAGCAGCTTTTCGATTCATAGCGTTGTTAACAGATTTGGGGGATATGAAGTCATCTAGCTTGTTAAGGAACTTATCCTTCATAATTTTAACGCTGTCAGAGCCGTAGTTGCCCATCCAAGTGTCATTAAGATTTTTTCGAGCTTTATAAACTTGCGTGAATGAAGCATCATCAGGCAACTTCATTAACTCATCTACAGCTTCACGAGATTTTCCCAAATTGCCAGAACGAGCCGCTATTAGTCTATCAAGCTCCAATTTGGCGTCAGCTTTCAATCCGCGAGTGTTGAAAAGCGCAGTATCTCCAACAGCACTATTTGTGAGGTTTTCGAGGTTAGCAAACTTTTCTTTTACCTTGTCATCAAAAGCCTTATATGCGCCAACAAAAGCGTTTTGTATGTCAGCATTTAACAACTCGTCCTTATTCGCGGCCTTACCTATCTGAACAGCAATGTCATCCATGTGCTTAATCAAGTTAGTCATTGTGCTTTTTTCTGCCTGCAAGAGAGCAGTGTCTCCTGATTCCACAGCATTCGTTAAGATTGCAGCCGTAGCATCAATGTCAACACCGCCATCAGCGCCATAAGCACGCAGCTTTCCCAAGTCCTGCATGATTTGTTCGTGATTTTGTCGTAACCGCGCTGACGTACCAAGAGCTTTTTCAGACATAGCCTGTTGTCTGGCTACAATAGAATTTGCGCCCATAGCCGATAGTGACGGTTTATAATTTGAGTCTATAGCCTCTGCGACTTCTTTTTGAGTTTCAGGGGCGAGCTTACTTCCCGCTCTTCCACGACCTGTAACCGCTCCAAAAGATTTGCCAACTAGACCAAATATACCTTCACCAGCCCCTGCGATAGCGGCTTCGATTAGCGCATCTTTACCAACCTCACCAAGTGTTTGCTCTTGGGTCCCCCGTAAGGTTTCAACGCCTTCTTCTAATAATTTTCCGCTACCAGAACCTATTGCAGCACCTATTGCAGCACCTAAAATTGGAATAGGAATCGCGGCTTGTCCAGCTATTGCGCCACCGATACCACCTACTATCTCCTCACCCGCAGCGCCCACAAAGTCTTGCAAGTCAGACAGGCTAAATCCACTTTCGTCAATCATGATAGGCTTGTCAGTTTCTATGCCAAGCAAAAGTGCGCCTTTTGGAGTAATCGCTAAATTTCCACGATTATCTCTAGTATAGTCACCTTCCCTAAAACCAAAGCGACCAAGGACTTTTTCTTCTTCTCCAGAAGTTTCAGCGCCAGCAAGTTGTCGCCTTAGCTTGTTGTTCGTAATGCCAGTTTCTGTATCAAACTCTTGACCTGATTGAGATCGTTCAATCCGAGACTTACGTTCTGGTCTTTCACTCATAACAATTCTTTGTATTTTGCTCTTTTCGATAGCTGTAGGTGAGTCTCCTGCAATCTGAAACCTCATGACCCCACTATCTGTTTGAACTGAAACAGAACCCATAATTACTAGCCCCTTATATCGTAGTCTTTTATTTTAACGCCATTATCGTCAACAGATTCAGTAAAGTTAATGTAGTTCACATCTCCAAAACTTTTGTCAAACATTTTCAAAACTTCGGCATATTGGTACTCGCCTTCTTCATTACCCCTATATTGACGGCGATCCAAAAATGTATCCACGATAGGGTCTAATGTTTGTTGCGACGATTTAAATAATTCTTGCATTGTCTGAACAGACATTACAGCTTTGTCTATATCTCCAAATGTCTCAAAGTTTCCTAACGCCGCTTTAATATCACTAACGTCAACATTGGAAATGCCGTTCCCTGTTTCTTGAGTAAGGAACTTTTTAAATCTAGCTAAAACGCTTCTTTGCAAGACTTCAATTTGCGAAGGTATGCTAACTTCGTCACCACTTGGATAGCTCAAATCCATACCCATAGAGTTTCCAACTTCTATAAGTCGAGATAGTATTTTTGTTCCTGCTGTGCCGCCAAAGCTATCTGATCCAAGGTCTTTCATATCCAGAAGAAGACCCTCCATTTCCTGAAGCGTATCCATTCCTTGAGCGGTTTTTTTGTAGGCACTTGCCACTTCTCTTGAATCTATAAGGGGATCAGACCAAACCGTTCTGCTTCCAAACTCTGTGTCTTGACCTCTACCTAATTTTATTTCTTGAGCACCAATTCTTAAAGATTGCTGTTCTGTGTTTTTTAAGGCTTCAGTAAGTTTACTACCGCCCTCCAACTGAGCTTCCAGTATCTTCAATCTACGCTCATTAGCGTAATCTAAGTCTTTTAAATAAAGCTCTTTCTTTAATGCTCTATTAGATGCCTCGATTGCTTTGGACGCGTCTTCATCAGATTTTATCTGTTGCAGCGCATATTTCCCTGCTGAAATTCTAGCAGCTTTAGCGTCTGCTGTCGCCTTATCCAAGGCAGGTAATGCTGATTCCCCAGCAGAGGCTACAGATTGTAGCATTTTCCCGACATTAAATCCTTTGCCAGCTTTATTTTGCATCAATGCAAGTCCAAAAGCCATAAGCGCACGGCTTTTATCTACTTTACCACTTGCGTCTATTCCGGTGGCCTCTTCAAATTCTTTTTTGTAACGCTCCAAAGCATCAGATTTTGATTCTTTTTGAGGAGGAGTTTCTCCTAAAGCACTTTCCCTGTCTTTCATCGCCGCAGCAAAAGCATCATTTAAATTTTCACTTGTAAGGCTTTCCCCGTAAGATTCTTCTAAAGATTTTACAAGAACGGGGTCTATGGAGCTAAGGATTTTTTGGTTAGCGGAAGATGCACCGTCCATGTAAGCTTTCCGCTCACCGGGCTTTTCTACAACTGTTCCGCGCCCACCGCCTGTTATTTCTTTTAAAATTTCTTCTATTCCGTCAGTTGATTCCTCGACAGACGTTTCAGCAGCTTGTGTCTCTGTATTGTCTAGGGAGGAAAGTATGCTACCTATTTCATCAAGTGCTGAGGGCTGGAATACTGCCTCTTCGCCTAAAGCCTCACGAGCCGCTATGTCGCTTTCAGCGGCTTGCTTTTCAAGCAAAGCCTTTTGATTTAAGTT